TGCAATTAACACTCATGTATTAACAATCGCAAGATTTAATTCTGTTACTGGTTTAACAGAAACAGGCGGATTAAGACATGCTGTTGTTGATGACGCAAAAGTTCTAAGACATTGGGAATATTACTTTCAATTTTCTGGACCACCAACAACAACTGATGATACATTAGCTGCTGGCGGTTCAAATGATGAAATGCATATTGTCGTTGTTGACGAAGATGGTACAATTACAGGAAACGCAGGAGAAATACTAGAAACTTTTGAAGGAGTTTCACAGGCTTTTGACGCTAAAAATTCTACTGGCGCAAGTAATTATTATCCACAAGTAATCTATCAACAATCAAATTTTATCTATTGGATAGACCACATCTCAACTTTATCAGATGGTGTGACTAAAGTAGGTACAACTTTTGATAATACAGTTGGTGACGCTTTCGTAATATCTAATACTTCACTTTCTGGTGGAACAGATGATTACGCCGCTACTAATGGTGAGATTGCTACTGCATACGAAAAATTTAATGATACAGACAATGTAGATATATCACTTCTAATGTGTGGTCCATCTAACACTAGTGCTGACGCTACTGGCGACACAAAAGCAACTGCTGTTATGGATATCGCAACTGCAAGAAAAGATTGTGTTGCATTTATTTCACCTGCTAGACAATATGTCGTTGGTGTTGCAAACGCAATTACACAAACTCAAAATGTAGTAGGATTTGCTGATGGTTTACCATCAACAAGTTATGCTGTTATTGATAGTGGTTACAAATATATGTACGACAAGTACAATGATGTTTACAGATTTGTACCTCTTAACGGAGATACTGCTGGACTTTGTGCTAGAACTGATAGTATTGCTGACGCATGGTTTTCACCAGGCGGATTCAATAGAGGTCAAGTAAGAGGTGCTGTTAAATTAGCATTCAATCCAAATCAAACTCAAAGAGATGAATTATATAAAGCAAGAGTAAATCCTGTTGTATCATTTCCTGGGCAAGGTACTGTATTGTTTGGTGATAAAACTGCTCAATCAAAACCATCTGCATTTGATCGTATCAATGTTCGTAGATTGTTTATCGTTCTTGAAAAAGCGATTGCTACTGCTGCTAAATTTCAACTATTTGAGTTCAATGACGAATTCACTAGGGCACAATTTAGAAACTTAGTAGAACCGTTTATCAGAGATGTACAAGGTAGAAGAGGTATTACTGATTTTGCTGTTGTATGTGATGACACTAATAACACAGGTGATGTGATTGATAGAAACGAATTTAGGGCTGATATCTTTATCAAACCTGCTCGTTCTATTAACTTCATTCAACTTAACTTTATTGCTACAAGAACGGGCGTTGCCTTTTCTGAAGTAGCAGGCGCATAAGAGAGGAGAATAGAAAATGGCTAATATAAATGACTTTAAATCTCGTCTTAGAGGCGGTGGTGCAAGAGCCAATCAGTTCAAGGTAACTATGCCTTTTCCTGGTTATGCTGCGGTTGGTGGAGAAACATCAGACCTAGCGTTTTTGTGCAATGCTACAAGTATTCCTGGTTCTAATGTTGGGGTAACTCCTGTAAACTTTAGAGGTAGAATACTTAATTTAACAGGCGATAGAACATTTAATCCATGGCAGATTACTGTATTGAATGATACTGATTTCAAACTATACAGAGCATTTGAAAGATGGATGAATGGAATGAATAATATGACTGATAATGAAGGATTAACAAATCCTGCTGATTATCAAGTTGATTGTTTCGTAGACCATTTAGATAGAAATGGTTCAACTTTAAAATCTTACACATTTAGAGGATTGTTCCCAACAGCACTTGCGGACATCGCTCTAGACTATGGTACTAATGATACCGTTGAAACTTTTACAGTTGACTTTTCTTATCAATACTTCGAAACTGATACTACTACATAATAACATAAAAGTTATAAGGAAAAATATAATATGGTACAATTACTTGGTTTCCAAATAACCAGATCGACCGATCAGGAGAAACCAGCAGAAGCGAAACAAGCGTTTACTGTTGCAACTCCTGATGACGGGACCACTACTATATCTGCTGGCGGTTACTTCGGCCAATACTTGGATATGGAAGTTAATGCAAAAAACGACTTCGATTTAATTAGACGATATAGAGAGATTGCCCAACATCCTGAATGTGATATGGCAGTTGAAGATATTATTAACGAGGTCATAGTTTCAGATGAGAGAGATAGTGCGGTATCAATATCGCTAGACAAACTTGATATATCTGATAATATTAAAACAAAAATTCGTGATGAGTTTTATGAGGTTCTAGGACTAATGAACTTTGATGAAAAAGGTCACGATATATTTAAACGATGGTATATTGATGGTCGTATTTACTTTCACAAAGTTATAGATCCAAAAAGTCCAAGAAAAGGACTTACCGAATTACGATACATTGATCCACGAAAAATTAAAAAAGTTCGTGAGGTGACTAAGGCAAGAGATTCTAAAGGCAAAGGAATTGAAGTTGTAGAGCAAACAGCAGAATGGTTTGTATATAATGAAAAAGGAATGTCTAGTGCAAACTCAAATGCTGGACTTAAAATATCTACCGATTCAATTTGCTATGTAACTTCTGGTGTAGTTGACGCTACTAAGAATATGGTTATGGGTCATTTGCATAAAGCAATTAAACCTGTTAATCAGTTACGAATGATTGAAGACGCTGTTGTTATTTACAGAATAGTAAGAGCGCCTGAAAGAAGAATATTTTATGTTGATGTTGGAAATCTTCCTAAAGTAAAAGCAGAATCATATCTTAGAGATGTGATGGCAAGATATAGAAATAAACTTGTATATGACGCTTCTACTGGTGAGATAAGAGATGACAGAAAGCATATGTCAATGCTCGAAGATTTTTGGTTACCAAGACGAGATGGTACTAAAGGTACCGAAGTTTCGACACTACCTGGTGGTCAAAATCTTGGCGAGATATCAGATGTCCAATATTTTCAGAAAAAATTATACAAGTCTTTGAATGTTCCTATATCAAGAATGGAATCAGAAAATGGTTTCAATGTTGGTAGAAGTGCAGAAATTACAAGAGATGAATTAAAGTTCACTAAATTTGTACAAAGACTTAGAAAAAGATTTACTCAAGTCTTTCACGATATACTTAAAACACAATTAGTTTTAAAAGGTATTATCACGATTGAAGATTGGAGTAAGATTAAAGAACATATACAATATGACTATTTAAAAGATGGATATTTTTCAGAATTAAAAAATGCTGAAATTTTGCGTGAAAGATTAAGTCTTGCGAATGAAGTTAGTCCATACATTGGTAAATTTTATTCAGTAGAATATGTGAGAAAGTATGTGTTAAGACAAAGTGATGAAGATATTATTGAAATAGATAATCAAATTGCTAAAGAAATTAAAACTGGAATTATTGCACCTCCTCAAGGTGAAACTCTTGACGATACTACTAATGATTCCGATATAAATATAGATAATATAGGAGATGAATAATTATGTCTGATAATGAAAATAACATTCCAAACGAGAATGTAAAAGCAATGGTTGACTCTCTTGCAAGTGGTGACAATGTTGCTGCTCAAGACGCATTTAAAACTGCTTTATCTGATAAGATAGGTGACGCTTTAGATAGTAAAAGAGTTAATGTTGCAAATGATTGGTTAAATGCTGCTAACGAAGCAGAAGCAATACAAAATGCTGCTGGTTTAGAGGATGCAGGAGTTGTAAACGAACCTGTTGTGAGTGCTGAACCTGTAGAAATAGACTCTGAGGAAGAAGATGAGCAACCTACAGTTTCAGAAGTTTAAAGGTAAACTATACGAAAGAAAATATATGGGTCCTGAGGGAACCAAGGAGTATAGAAAACTATCTCCGAGACTAAGACAGGCAATTAGAGATGTTTATGATATGATTGATAAGGTGCCTGATCCTATCTTAAATAAAATTGATGGTATTATTGATACCGTTGTAAAAAAACATAGTGTCAAAAAATCTGATATTGAAGATTATTTTGATAACGAATTAATTAAATAAGGAAATAAAAAATGGCAATTGCAACAAGAACACTCAAAGATACGGCATTACAAGCTAGTGGCGGTGCTCAAGGTGGTAAGGTTACTGTTTTAGTAAACATGGACGATAATACTACTGCTAATTCAAACATACTTGACGCAAGTGGTTTGGCAGGACACGCTAACGGTGCAAAATTGGATATCACTAGAATATGGTGGCAGTTAGTACAAGGTACTGCTGATGATAATACAGGCCATGTACAGATACAATTTAAAGGCGCTTCATCTGACACAACAGCAATTCAACTTGCTGGTACAGGTCACTATGACGGTACTGCTGGTAAGATTACAAATAATGCGACTAATACAACAGCGACATCAGGAGACCTAGAGTTAAGTGCTTTTGGAACTTCTGGTAGTGTTATTATCGAGTTAAGAAAAGACGAATCATTTACTGCATAATTATTATGACTATAACAAATACATCGGTTGTTGATACAACTAAGAAAGCTATTGTTAAGTCAATTGGTGTAAGTGATGAAGTTGATCAGATAATGGTTGACGCAGAAAAATTAACAAGTGGTAATAATCAGTCTAAAGTAAGTCTGATTGAATGCTTCTATCAAATAGAAGGCACAGGTACTTTGACAGTTAGTGCTGATAGTGAAACAAACAACTTATCTCTAACAGGTAGAGGTAAGTATGGATTAAGACCAGACGAACCAAAATTTGGTAACGATGGTCAAATAAAATTAACAACTGACTCGAATGTGTCAAGTTATTTGTTGATAACTGAATTTAGAAGGAATAATTAATGGCTGATACGGTAACAAGTCAAACGATAGTGGATGTCACAGGAACAAAAACTGTGATGAAGTTTACAAATTTAAGTGATGGTAGTGGTGAAACACTGGTGACAAAAATGGATGCAAGTGCATTGACATTTATGACCGAGGACGCTACAAAAAAGATTGCGAAAGTTTGGTGGAATGTTAATACATCTTCTGGTAATGCAGGAGTAGAAGTTTTGTGGGCAGGTAGTGGTACTACTAGTGCAAATGCAACCGCATTATTTTTAAGTGGACAAGGATATTGGGATTTACAAACATCAGGTAATTCTATTCCTAATAATGCTACATTAACTGCAAGTACATCACCTGCGGGTGATATTTTATTTAGTACGAAAAATTTTGCTGCAAATGATAGTTATACAATAATATTAGAAGTTAGATAATGAAAAAGAAAAAAGATCATTCAAAAGCTATACTTGAAAGAATTGTGGGAACAAAAAGAAAGACTGATCTTGCAGAAAAATTTAAAGAAGCATTTGCTGAAAAATACAATATTAAAAGAGAAGAAATTAAACAAGGCATAGTAGATAAAGTTTACAACAAAGAAAAGGTGGAGAGATGAAACTAATTACAGAAACAATCGAAAATATCGAAGTCTTGACCGAAGAAAAAGACAACGGTAAAAAAGATTATAAAATAAAAGGTGTGTTTATGCAGGCTGATATTAAGAACCGTAATGGTCGAGTTTATCCAGTTGAAACACTTGCAAAAGAAGTGGCAAGATACACAAAAGAATTTATCAATAAGAAACGAGCATTTGGTGAACTAGGACATCCAGACGGACCAACAGTAAACCTTGAGCGTGTTTCTCATATGATTACGAGTCTTAAACCAGAAGGTAAAAACTTCATAGGTGAGGCTAAAATAATGGATACACCATATGGTAAAATCGTTAAGAATTTAATTGACGAGGGTGCTCAATTAGGCGTATCTTCAAGAGGTATGGGTTCTATTCAAAGAACTAATAACAAAAATGTTGTTGGTAGGGACTTTTATCTTGCAACTGCTGCTGACATTGTTGCAGACCCTAGTGCACCAGACGCTTTCGTAGAAGGTATCATGGAAGGCAAAGAGTGGGTATGGGACAATGGAAGATTAATCAGTAAGTCAGTTGAAGAATACAAAGAAGAAATAGAAAGAACTAAACGCCACGAATTGGCAGTAGTAAAATCTAGAATATTCAAAGACTTTATATCAAAACTATAAAACCTACGCAGATTTATTAGAAAAAGCGTCGGCGAAAATGGTAGTTTGTATAAATAATAGTAAATGAAAATTAATTAATTTTTAATATCAAGGAGAGACCGAATGTCTGAAACCGAAGTTAAACAAGAAGTAGAATTAGAGGAAAATGTTGTCGCTAAAGACGCTGCTCCTGCTGAACCTACTCACCTTAAAAATGACGCTGAAGATTTGGGTGCACCAGTTGTTAAACCAACTGATACTAATCCAGACGCTGCGAAAAAGGTAAAAAAAGTTAAAGACCAGGTCAGTAAAGATGAGAACGATGGTTCATTACCGAACGATCAAAAACCATCATCTGTTAAAGAAGAAGAAGTTGAAGTAGAAGGCGATGAAGAAATCGTTGAAACTGCTGAAACTGAATCAGACGAAACAGAAATTGATCTGTCTGCTGATGTTAAAGCACTAGTTTCAGCTGACGCTGACTTATCTGAAGAATTTAAAGATAAGGCTGCGACAATTTTTGAAACTGCTGTTAAAACACGCATTAAGGAACAAACTAAGATTTTAGAATCCCAGTATGAAGAAAAACTTTCAGCTGAAACTGAAACAGTAAAAGAAGTTATGGTCGAAAAAGTTGACTCATATCTAAACTATGTTGTTGAAGAATGGATGAAAGAAAATGAATTAGCAGTAGAAAGAGGTATTCGTACTGAAATCGCTGAAGATTTTATTACTGGTCTTAAATCTTTATTCAAAGAACATTATATTGATGTTCCTGAAGAAAAATACAATGTACTTGATGACTTAACAAATCAAACCAAAGATTTAGAATCTAAGTTAAACGAACAGATTGAAAAAAATGTTGAATTAACAAAACAGAATTCTGAATTTAACAGAGCAAATGTAATCGCTGATATTTCATCTGATTTAGCTGAAACTGAAAAAGAGAAATTTGCTTCTATGGCAGAAAATGTTGAGTACGATAGTGCTGAAAAATTTAGAGAAAAATTAGAAACTGTTAAAGAATCTTATTTCCCTAAGACAAAATCAGAAATAACAGAAAATTCTGTTGATTCTGTGGCGGCGAATGTTCCTAGTGATTTCACTAGTGGTCAATCGGATGCTATGGCTGCATACACTGCCGCTATTAATAAAAGCGTTGCTTCAGATACGAAGTAACGGTGACTAAATTTTTAATAACTAAAATAAAATAGGAGAGATAATAAAATGTATCTTACTGAAAATTTACAAGAAAAGTGGCAGCCAGTCTTAGAACATCCAGATTTGCCAAAAATCGGCGATGCTTATAAGAGAGCTGTTACAACAGTTATTCTTGAAAACCAAGAAAAATCTGTTAGAGAAGATAGAGCATTTATGTCAGAAGCTGCTCCTGCTAACGCAATGGGCGCTTCATCTTCAACTGCAAGTGATGGTAATATTGATATATACGATCCAGTATTAATATCACTAGTTAGAAGAGCAATGCCTAATCTAATCGCTTACGATATCTGTGGCGTTCAACCGATGACTGGTCCAACTGGACTAATCTTCGCTATGAAGTCAAGATTCGGATCGCAAGCAGGTGCTGAAGCACTATTTAACGAAGCTGACACAGACTTCTCAAGTCGTGACGCTGCTGGTGGTTCTGGTTCTCCAGACGCACAAGCTGGTACTAACCCTGCTACACTAAACGACAGTCCAAGTGCTGGTGCTTATACTACTGGTTCTGGATTTTCTACTGCTCAGGCAGAAACACTAGGTGATGGTACTGATGAGTTTGCTGAAATGGCTTTCTCAATCGACAAAGTAACTGTTACTGCTAAATCTAGAGCACTCAAAGCTGAGTACACTATGGAACTTGCTCAAGACTTAAAAGCAATCCATGGCTTAGACGCAGAAACAGAACTTGCTAACATCTTATCAAGTGAAATTCTTGCTGAAATCAATCGTGAAGTTGTAAGAACTATTTACGGACACGCTAACAAAGGTGCTGAAGTAAATACTACTACTGCTGGTATTTTTGACTTAGATACTGACTCTAACGGTCGTTGGTCAGTTGAAAAATTCAAAGGTCTTCTTTTCCAATTGGAAAGAGATGCTAATGCAATTGGTCAAAAAACAAGAAGAGGTAAAGGGAACATAATTATTTGTTCTGCTGATGTTGCTTCTGCTTTACAAATGGCTGGCGTACTAGATTATGCTCCGGCGTTGAACACAAACTTAAATGTTGACGATACTGGTAATACTTTTGCTGGTACTCTAAACGGAAGATTTAAAGTATATGTTGATCCATATGCAGCAAATATTTCTGCTAGTCAATACTATGTTGTTGGATACAAAGGAACAAGTCCTTACGATTCAGGTCTGTTTTATTGCCCATATGTTCCACTACAAATGGTGAGAGCAGTTGGACAAGACAGCTTCCAACCAAAAATCGGGTTTAAAACTCGTTACGGAATGGTTCAAAATCCATTCGCAACAACTAACGGCGATGGCGCTCTAGATAACTCTGGTGCAGTTGCTGCTGGTGCACAAAACATTTATTACAGACGAGTAAAAATTACTAACATTATGTAATTTTACTTATTGTAAATTGTTTAAAGAGGGGGCTTCGGCCCCCTTTTTTTTACCTCTATAACTATTATAAATAGTAGTATGACTGAAACAAATATTCAAAATAGACAACCCGGAATAATGGACTATGCAAGTCCTATACAGTTTAGATTTAAATGTACTAAAATGCCTTTGGTAGAATACTTTTGTCAAACGGCAAATATACCTGGTATAAGTTTAGGGTCTGCAATTGTTCCGACTTCAATGTATGATTATCCTGTACCTGGAGATAATATATCATATCAAAGTTTTGATATATCATTTCTAGTAGATGAAAATTTAAACAACTATAAAGAACTACACGACTGGATAAGTGGTTTAGGTTTTCCTAAGAATCACGAACAGTTTGCAAATTTACAAGGATCTGGTTCTGATAGATTTCCTGGAACTACTTCAAGCACTGCTGCAACAGGAACATCTGTACCAAAACCTCTTGATGAGGGTGGTATATATGCGGATGCCACATTGTCAATATTAAATAGTAAAAATATTGTAAAGACTGAAATAAGATTTCAAAACTTATATCCAACTTCTATTGGAAGTTTATCTTATGATGTACAAGCATCCGATGTTGATTACTTGAGAGTTTCAGCAAGTTTTAATTATTTAAATTATGATATAGTACAAGTTTCTACTACTTAGGCCTTGACTTTTCACCGATAAGGTGATATAATATACACTATGACATTAGACGAATTACAAGCACAGGTTAGTAAGGATTTTAAATTAGATGATACTGAACTAGATTCAGAATCAATTAAGATACCTCTACTACATAACAAATATCTTCAACATTTTAACAAGTTTTCTTTACTCTTAAAAAAGGCAGAGTATGATCATAAAATACTTGTAAGAGAAAAATGGGAATATTATACTGGTAAAGCAGACGCTTCGGTATACAAAGAAAAACCATTTGATCTTAAAGTATTAAAAGCAGATGTTCATATCTACATTGACTCAGATGAAGAACTACAAAAGGCAGATCAAAAAGTTGCCTATCTTAATACTGTGGTTAAGTATTTAGAGCAAGTGTTGAGAAGTATTAATAACAGAACTTTCTTAATTAAGAATGCTATTGAATGGAAGAAGTTTACTAGCGGGGCAATATAATGGAACATCAAATAGGATTTCCTACAAACATATTCATAGGTGATAATTTTATCAATTCACTAGAAGGACCAGAATATACAGATGGTTTTATTCAAGGTATGAAAAAACATATCGAAAAACTATGGGCAAAAAGAGATAAAAATAAACCAAACTTTCAAACACATCCTTTTCTATACAACGAAAAGGAATTTCAACCTTTAGCAGATTTAATTCTAAAAAAGAATTTAGAGAATATGAAAACATTAAAATACAATGTTGAACTTGAAAATCTATTCATGTCAGGTATGTGGGCAAATATAATTGCACCTGGCGAAATGCATAGAGCACATACACATTCAAATAATTTATGGAGTGGAGTATATTACTTATATTCTGATCAAAACGCAGGTATTACTTTTCAAGACCCTAGACCTGCGGCCGATGTACTGGTACCAAGAAAATTAGAACACACCACTGAAAATTCTAATCTATTATTATATGCTTCTAAAACAAATAGAGCAATAATATTTCCGTCATGGTTAATGCATTGGGTGAATACAAACACATCAAAAAGTAATCGCATAAGTATATCTTGGAATATACATATCAAAGGACAAATGGGAGAACACCATGACTTACAATCCGCCATCTATTGAAGATTATAAACCAAAGGTTACTGACTTCATAGAATTTTATCCAGAAGTCGTTGATCCTAAATTATGTAATTCAATTATATCACATTATTATAAAAACGCAAAGTGGAATACATCAACATTTTCAAATCATAATAAAAATCTAGGCACATCTAAAGTTGATATGAAAGAATATTGGATTAGACAAAATGATAGTCATGGATATTATAATCATTTAAGAACTGCTTTCGTGAAAACAATTTCAGAATATACTCAAGAACACACTCGAATAAAACCTCAAAAATTTACTGACTTTAGAATCAATCGTTATGCTAAGGGCGGATTTATGAAAAGTCATATAGATAATATTCACCATAGTCACGGACAACAATATGGTTATCCACATCTTACATCTTTAATATTTTTAAATGATGACTATGATGGTGGTGAATTTGAATTATGCGATGGTTTGTTTACTGCACCTAAACAACAAGGATCTGCTGTTGTTTTTCCTTCTAACTTTATGTATCCACACGAAGTAAAGAAAGTAAAAAACGGAACAAGATACAGCATAATGACTTGGTTACTTTAATCTATGAACACGCTGATTGTAGAAAAAAAAGACGAGGTGTATCTAACGGTTGATTGTGAATCTGACATTCAACGAGAACTTTCAGAATTTTTTACTTTCTATGTACCAGGTTATAAGTTTATGCCTGCATTTCGTAATCGTATGTGGGATGGTAAAATAAGATTATTCTCTCAAAAAACAAAAGAAATATACTTTGGATTATATCCTTACATCAAAGCATTTACCGAAGAACGAGGATATCATATAGTTGCTGGTAAGGATGTTGATATAGATAATAAAGTAGATAAAGATATTGTTACCAAGTTTTCTAATAGTCTAGGTCAATCATTCGAAGCAAGAGATTATCAAATAGACGCCATATATCATAGTCTAAAATTTAATCGTGCATTACTACTAAGTCCTACTGCTTCAGGTAAATCATTTATTATATATTCTCTCATAAGATATTATTCACATCTACTTAAAGATGAAGAAAATAATCGGTGTCTATTAATTGTACCGACAACATCTTTAGTTGAGCAAATGTATTCTGATTTTAAATCTTATGGTTGGAATGTAGAAAAAAATTGTCATAGACTGTATAGTGGATATTCAAATCAAACAACTAAAAAAGTTTTAATATCTACATGGCAGAGTTTATATAAGTTGCCGAAAAAATATTTTGATCAGTTTGGTGCTGTCTTTGGTGACGAAGCACATTTATTTAAATCAAAATCACTTACAGAAATAATGTCAAAACTAACTGGTTGTAAATATCGTATCGGTCTTACAGGTACACTCGATGGTGCCCATACACATAAACTAGTATTAGAAGGTTTGTTTGGTGCTGTCAATAAGGTTACATCAACTAAAAAACTTATGGATAAAAAACAACTATCTGATTTAGTGGTTCGTTGTCTAATATTAAAACACACCGAAGAAAACTCAAGAATGGTAGTCAATGGTAAGTATCAAGATGAGGTTGATTATTTAGTTAGTAGTACCTCAAGAAATAATTTTATTAGAAATCTAGCACTCAAGGCAAAAGGAAATACTTTAGTCTTATTTCAACTAGTAGAAAAACATGGCAAGAATCTATATGATATTATAAAAAGTAAAGCGGATGACGAAAGAAGAATTTTTTATATTCACGGTGGTGTAGAAACAGATGAAAGAGAACAGGCAAGAGCAATCGTAGAGAAAGAAAACAATGCTATTATTATCGCAAGTTATGGCACATTCTCTACTGGTATCAATATTAAAAATTTACATAACATAGTTTTTGCCAGTCCTTCTAAAAGTAGAATTAGAAACTTACAATCTATTGGTCGTGGTTTAAGATTAGGTGATAATAAAGTGAATGCTACTCTATATGATATAGCAGATGATTTAACTTATAAATCAAAAGAAAACTATACACTTAAACACTTTCAAGAAAGAATTAATATATACACCGAAGAAGAATTTGATTACGAAATACATAACATAGATTTAAAAGAATGATAAATAATAGTATGGAAGATATAAAAAACTACCAAATGATCAAGTTGACTGATGGTACTCTTTTAGTAGGAAAGATAATACAAACAGTACAGCTTGGTGATAACAAATATTTAAAAGTTAAGAATCCTTTAGAATTAAAATCTTTATCAAGAGTCACAGGTTTTGGTATTAAAGAAGATTCCACACTTACACCTTGGATACCTTTTACTAGTACAAATTCATTTAGAATACCAACAGATAAGATTATGACGGTTGTTGAAGCAACCAAAGACTTATCACATTATTACGAAGTTATATTAAATAAGTTGACAAACGAAACGCCTAAACACGCCCCACTAACAACGGATGAAATTAATAAAATATTAAAGATTGCTGACGAGTTAGATAGACAAGAACGAGGTGAGGAATATAGTGAAGAAGATATCGACCATTTAGTTGATGGTACCAAGACTGTACACTAGGTATAGCTGGTTCTCTCAAAAGACTACATAGTCTATTATATACACTTTCCTAGAACTGTCAAGCAGCAAACAAAAATAAATTTAAAAATAACATAGGGCCTTGACAATAGCACCTAAATAATGTATAATAAGAGATATTATGGAAACAAAAAGAACATTAAAAGCAAAACAAAAACCTCACTATGTAGATAACAAGAAGTTTCTTGAGGCGATGACCGAATACAAATTAAAGTGTGAAAAGGCAGCCGCTAGAAATAGAAAGAATCCTCCTGTAACTAATTATATAGGCGAGTGTTTTTTAAAGATTGCTAATCACCTTTCATATAGACCTAATTTTATAAACTATACTTACCGAGATGATATGATTTCGGATGGTATAGAGAACTGTTTACAGTATATGAGCAACTTTGATCCAACTAAATCAAAGAACCCATTTGCTTATTTTACACAAATTATATACTATGCTTTTATACGAAGAATACAAAAAGAAAAAAAACAACAAATAGTTAAATCTAGATTAATCGTAAATTCAGGAGTTGAAAGTATGATGGATCAATTGACAGGTGATGATACAAAGTACCATAGTCAGATGTTAGATTTCTTACAAAGAAATACAATAGAAGAAGAACCAAAAGCAAAGAAGAAAACAAAAAAGTAATTTTAGTAGGTAGGTATGAAAATTGCATTATTAAACGACACCCATTTTGGTGCAAGAAACGACAGCATTATATTTGACGATTTCTTTCACAAATTTTATGATGAGATATTTTTTCCTTATTTAAAGGAACACAATGTAAAGACCCTAATACATTTAGGTGATGTAGTTGATCGTAGAAAGTTTATCAATTATAGAATTGCTGACAACTTTAGAACGAAGTTTTTACAAAGACTTTGGAATGAAAAAATAGATACACACATTATTATCGGTAATCACGATATATATTTTCGAAACACAAATAAAGTAAATGCCTTACAGCAGTTATGTACTTCTGCTGACGGGATCAATGAGCCGTGGATATACGAAGAACCTAAAGTTGTAGATTTTGATGGTCTTAAAATATTGATGTTACCATGGATCAATCCAGAAAACGAGAAACAATCTTTTCATATGTTAGATACTGCTGAGGCAGATATCTGTTTAGCACATTTAGATTTAAATGGTTTTGTTATGCATGATACTATTACACAATATCATGGATACGATAAGAGTATTGTTAAAAGATTTGAGAAAACATATAGTGGTCATTTTCACAATAAAAGTGATGATGGTCAAATATACTATCTTGGTTGCCAATATGAAATGAATTGGTCAGATCATAATGTACAAAAAGGTTTTCATATACTAGATACCGAAACTAGAGAAATAGAATTTATACCTAATCCATTTACCATTTATAAAAAATTAATGTATGATGATTCGCAAACGGATTATGATAAGTTTGATGTTTCGGAATATAATCAAAAATTCGTGAAATTAATAGTTGTTAATAAAAAAGATAACGAAATGTTTGACAGACTGCTAGAAAAGATGTATAATAGCATAAGTGTACACGAATTAAAAATATTGGAAGATTATTCTGATTTATCACACCATAATGTAAGTGATGATGTTGTTGAAGGATCTGAAGATACGATTACACTGGTTAATAATTATGTAGATCAATTAAGTGTTGATTTAGATAAAGATAAATTAAAAGTTATGATAAAAGAAATGTTTATTGAAGCACAAGATACCGATGTTGTTAGCGGAGAATGAAATATAAAGTAATATATGCAGACCCGCCTTGGTATTTTAAATCATATTCTAAAAAAGGTGAAGGCAGAAATGCTACTCAACACTATCCTTGTATGTCAATTGATGACATTTGCAATATGGATATTGACAGTATTGCTGATAGAGATTGTGTTCTTCTTATGTGGGTTACTGATCCGTGTTTACTGGATGCCTTTAAAGTTTTGGAATCTTGGAACTTCACTTATAAGACGGTAGGATTTACTTGGGTGAAAACAAAACAAAAGTCATTAGGATATTTTACAGGTATGGGTTACTGGACACGATCTAATCCTGAAATGTGTTTACTTGCAACAAGAGGTAAACCAAAAAGATTTGATAAATCAGTTAGACAATTGGTTGTATCAGAAAGACGAGAACATAGCAGAAAACCAGACGAGGTGTATGGTTATATAGAAAAGATGTTAGAAGGACCTTATATAGAATTGTTTGCAAGAACGACTCGTAAAGGTTGGGATAACTTTGGTAATGAGGTAAATAAATTTGATAATATTTAAAACAGTAAGATATAAAAACTTTTTAAGTACAGGACAACAATTCATAGAAATACAATTAAACAGAGCACCTGCTACTTTAGTTGTCGGCGAAAATGGTGCTGGTAAATCTACAATGTTAGACGCATTGTGTTTTGGTTTATTTCAAAGACCGTTTCGTAATATTAAAAAAGATCAGTTAATCAATTCTATCAATGAAAAAGATTGTATTGTTGAAGTTGAATTTACAGTCGGTAAAAAAGACTACAAAATAATCAGATGTATTAAACCTAACAAGTTTGAGATATGGTGTAACGGCGATATGCTAAATCAAGACGCTGCGGTTAGAGATTATCAGAAACATTTAGAACAGCAAATTCTTAAACTAAACTTTAGGTCATTTACTCAAGTTGTCATTTTAGGCAACGCTTCGTTTGTACCTTTTATGCAATTGAAGGCAAGATATAGACGCCAAGTTGTAGAAGAAATATTAGACATTGAAATCTTTTCTAAAATGAATTTAATGTTTAGAGAAAAACAAAAAGCACAAGATGAGATTATTAAACAAGCAGACTTTGATTATCAGTTGCTTGATAGTAAAATAGATACACAAAAGAAACACATTGACGAAATCAGTAAAAATAATTTAGAGTCTATTGATACTAAAAAACTAGATATAAAAAAGAGTGAAACCGATATTAAGAATTATCAAAAAGATATTGACGACACTACTGCTGAAAAGGCAAAACTACAAAAACAAATACTAGATGAAGTTGCTGTAAATTCAAGATATAAAAAACTTCATACTATGGAAGCAAAGTTAGAAAATACTTGTAGTAAACATAAAAAAGATTTAAAGTTCTTTGAAACTTATGATGATTGTCCTACTTGTCAACAAGCAATAGATAAAGCATTTAAATCTGAAATGATTGATAAAAAGAAAAGTAAAGTTGATGAGATTGAAAGTGGTATGCAACAATTAGAAAAAGAAATTGTAACCACAGAAACTAGATTAAAAAAGATTAACGATACAATGATATTAATAAGAGAGCAAGAATTATTAATTAATCGTTTTCAAACCTCTATTAATGAGATACAAAAATATATTGCTAAGATTAATAGAGAGATAGAAGAATTATCAGATGAAAAATTTTCATCAGGCATTGCAACAGGTGAGTTGACTCAGTTGCAAGAAAATCTAACACAGGCCGATTTAGATAAAAAGAAATTTAAAGAAGAAAAACTTTATATAGATACTGCTAGGGTTCTTATGCAAGATACTGGTATTAAGACTAAAATCATTAAACAATACCTACCCATAATGAATCAGTATATTAATAAGAACCTAGCGGACATGGACTTTTTTGTTAATTTCACTCTTGATGAGGAGTTTAATGAAACGATTAAGTCCAGACACCGTGATGTATTTAATTATCATTCTTTTAGTGAGGGTGAAAAATTAAGAATAGATTTAGCGATACTCTTTACTTGGCGAGAGATTGCTAAATTAAAGAATTCTACAAATACAAATTTATTAATACTAGATGAAATATTTGATAGTTCTTTAGATAGTGCAGGCACAGATGAATTTATGAAGATATTAAACAGTACAATGGATAAAGAAAATGTATTTGTTATATCACATAAAGGCGATACACTAATAGACAAATTTCCAAGAGTAATGAAATTTGAGAAATATAAAAACTTTACAAGGATGGCAGAATAATGGCAAAAGAATTAAATGCTGAAACCATAGAAGAAGCAGCAAAACATTTAGAAAACTTACAAAGTAAAAATACACCTATTATTGAAAAGAAGAATGGTAAAAGAATACTACCTCTGATACCACCTACTGATCCTAGAGTGTTAATGCAGATTGCACCTTTCTTTGATGATACATTAAAAGAGTTTAATTTTAAAGATAGACAAGACTTATGTAATGTTATGAAAGATACAATGTATAATTATGGTGGTATAGGACTATCTTGTAATCAAGTTGGTTTACCATATCGTATGTTTGTTATGGGTGGTCATCCAGAAATTGAAAAAGGTAAACTTAGATATTGTTTTAATCCAGAAGTTATAGATGTAAGTCCTGAAACAGTAATGATGAAAGAAGGGTGTTTGACATTCCCATTTTTATTCTTATCAATTAAAAGACCTAAATGGGTTCACGCTAAATATACAGATGAGAATGGTGAAGAAGTTGATGAATATTTACATGGTATGCCAGCAAGAATATGGCAACATGAAAACGAACATATGAACGGATATGTATTTACTGACTTGGTAAGTAAATTAAAACTAGACACAGCCAAGAAAGCACAAAAGAAAGCGGTGAAGAAGATAGCACGCCAACAAGCGATGATACCTTCTAAACCCACAATTATAACATAGGAGGGTGAAATGTACACATTAGAAAGTGAAAGAAATAGAAACATCATATTGACTTCAGATGATAAAGAAGGCATTATAAAAGTTTGTAGAGATTTAAACGAACTTGATAAAACTGCTACAATGGTCAATAATTTTGTGGTCACTAAATCAGGTGATATTATTTATGGATACGATAATGAAACCATGGCAGAAGGGAATTGAATTAGACACTCTTTTAGAGTGGACAAATAAATTCGAAGAATATAACAAGTACTGTTTTAGTCCATTTGCGAAAGCAAAGAAGAATGGAATGGCAACTTCTTTAGACGAGAATAAACTTTTTCAAACAGGTAATGTTGTTTTCGAAATGAGAACAGCAAAGACCTCGTCTGAAATTAAGATGTTTGGTGCAGGACCAGTTATTGCAAAAATAGAAAAAGGTGAAAAAGTTATAACTAAATTATCACTACTTGAAAAAGGTACAAAAGATAATTTAGTAAATGTATTAAAGACAATACAAGCACCTGTCTGGTGCCATATCTTTGAAGAAAACAATACACATAAAGAATCAGTATTAGAAGCAGGGTTTCGAAAAGTAGGAACTAAGTATAGTACATTTAGCGATATCGTTGGTGTATATTACAAAGGTGGTAGAAAGTTTATTCCTATTGTTGAAACAGAAAATATTAATATGTGTAAAACTTCACTATCGTTTGATCATAATATTATAGATGAATTAGTTGAAGAATTAATTAATATGAATCTAGAATATACTAATCACAATAGTAATTATAATAAAAAGAAATCTTGGCAGGCATTATCACTAATGGGATTTGAAAAAGATAGTACCTATGTAGATAAGAAAGCAGATTTAAAAGAAGATAGACCTATCGTTAAGACTGATCTATATGATAAGTTAGAAAGTAAGATTGATCATTTTTTAAATCAGTTACCAGGCGAGTTTGATCGAGTTAGATTTATGACTTTGAAACCAGGAGGAGGTGAGTTGGCAAGACATACCGATCAAACAGACCCTACATGGGGAACTACTAATGGAAAGATGTTGAGATTTCATATGCCATTAAAGACAAATGATAAAGTTGTATTTACTTCTTGGAATAATGATGGCAAAGAAAACAAATATAATATGGGTAAAGGAGAATGTTGGTTTCTAGATACTCGTAGACCACATACAGCAATCAATGGCGGAGATGATATTCGTATTCATTTAGTTGCAGATGTGTGGGCAAATGATGAGGTTAGAAATATATTATTAAAATGAGATTGAATACTCCAGTTGAGTTACATTTATTAAAAGATCGTAATGTTTATGTCAAAAGAGATGACCTTATGGGTGATGGTGATACATTACCACCCTGGGGAAAGATGGCAGGTATAGACAGACTATTAGAAAATTTAAATCCTAACTATCCACTAATACATCTTGCAGTCAATGGTTCTTGGTCTGGTTGGGCATTATCGTATCTATGTAAACAACGAGGTATAAAATTTATCTATGCATATCCACCATCGAAAACATATAGTCAGTTCATATTAGACAGAGCAAAAGAAAATGATTGTGAGTTCTATGAGTTGAAACCTAATATGATGGCAATACTTTATTCTCAAGTTCAATCTTATGCAAGACGAAAAGATATTCAGATGTTACCATATGCGTTTGACCATATTGATTATCGTACTATTTTAAAACAAAGAGCAGACGAAGTATTTAAAGAACATTTAGTGGATCATTTAGTTATATCTGCTGGTTCTGGTGTGACCAGTTCGCCTATCATTCAAGCATTCTCACCTGGTAATGATTTGTTTTCTAACTCACAAAAACAGGCACATAGTATTACAGTATCAAATGTAAAAACAATTTATGAAAAATATAAAAGTCATTCAATGTCATCAAGTTCTATCGAAGTATATAAAACAGAATTTGATTTTGATGATATGATGATTGATTACGAAATACCTTTTCCATGTAATGGTACTTGGGATAGGAAAGCATGGTGGTGGTTAGAAAATAATATTGAGTCTTTAGAAGGTGATATATTGTTTTGGAACATAGGAGGTAATGTATGAAAATCTGTTTTGCAAGTTTAAGAAAGAAAGTTAATTATACAGATGTTTTAGAATATGGTATGGATGTATTCTA